ATCCATATGTTGTAGATTCTATCGATATAGTTACTGGTGGAACAGGTTATTCATCTGTGACTTTTCAATTTATAGATCCAGATCTTCCAAATGGTGTTAAAGCTGTTGCTTCGGCTATTGTATCAGGAGGAGTAGTAACTGGAGCAACTATCACTAATCCAGGATTTGGATATTCAAAACCGTTCTTTTCAATTTTACAAAATCCAAATGCTTCAAATATTGTATTAGTTCAAGCTACATCACTTGCTGGACAAACAGCGAGTGGATTGACTTTCCGTGTCAACACTAAGAAAAATGAAGCTGAATTAATACCCATTATCAACGCAAATGGCGAAATAGAAGCTATACAAATTACAAAACCTGGTGTAGGTTATACGTATGCACTTGTAGATGTAATCACTTCATTAGATCCAGAAGATGAGCCAGATTTTCAAGAAGCTTCTATATTATTAAACTTTGGAATCGGTGACATCGAATCTCGTCAATCTACTGTTGAATTAACGGCAGTTGACGGAGGCATACATGTTATAAAAATTGTTGATGCTGGTTTAGGATACACTTCTGTACCTACTGTAACTATTACTGGCGACGGAACTGGGTGTAGTGCCACTGCGTATTTAACATCTACTGGTTCAATAGACAGAATTGAAGTTAATAGCGTTGGTCAGGGATACACAAAAGCAACAGTTACTATAGTAGGACCATCTGCTTCTCCAGCTGTTGCTAAGGCAATGATTTCGCCTAAAGGCGGTCACGGAAAAGACGCTGTCAGTGAGTTATATTCAAAGACTATCGTGTTTCACGGTAATTTATCTAAAGAAAAAAATCAAGGATTTATTTCTACTAATGATTATCGACAAGTTTGCATTATTAAAAACCCAAAGATATTTAATAAGCCAAGCAATTTAAGATTATCATTAGCTTCAACGTGTTTTGTAGCAATAGGTACTTCTTCTCAGACAGGATTTGCATCTATAAACTTAGATGATATACTAACTTGGACTGACACTACTGTAACTCCTAATAAAGTGTACAGCTTTAGAGTTATTGAAAAGAATGCCTCTTACTCTGCTACAGAATCAGCGCTTCTGTTATCCTATTTAGACAATAGAATTCCAAGTGCTGGATCTACATTTAGCAAAACAGGTATTACCTTTAGTACCACAAATATAGTTTTGCCAGACGTTAATAAATTTTCAGGAGATTTATTAACGATCGATAATAGATTGAAATTTTCTCCATCCACAGAGCAAATTGTAGTAGTAACAAACTCAATTACATTCTAATCCGAATAAATATATTAATCTAACTTAGATTAATTACTCAAAAGAGAAAAGTATGGCACTAAATTTCAATATTGAACCGTTTTTCGACGACTATTCTGAAAACAAAAAATTCTATAGAATTTTATTTCGTCCTGGTTATGCTGTTCAAGCACGAGAGCTAACACAGCTTCAAACAATACTACAGCAACAAATTAAGCGTCATGGCGACCATATGTTCAAAAATGGTGCTATGATTATTCCAGGTCAAATCTCATATGATTCAAATACTGCATATGTAAAAGTTGGTGCTACAATTTCTGGATCATCAGTTAGTACGTTTTCGGTACTATCGAACGTAAATGGAAAAATATATAGAGGTCAGACTTCTAATGTTGAAGCTCTTGTTCTTACTTCCACTCCTCTCGAAGTAATTAATAATACCACTGAAGCCAATACATTATTTGTCAAATACATACGTGGAACTGGCACATTTAACACAGGTGAAATTATTTCTCCAGTTGATGGATCGACTGGGTTAGACTTAACTGTACAAAGTACTAATTCACCTCTAGGTTATGGTACTACAGCTACAATACAAGAAGGTGTTTATTATATCAAAAACCATTTTGTGTTTGTTGAAGCACAGACAATTGTAGTTGCGAAATATAGTAAAATCCCAAGCGCTAAAGTTGGTCTTCAAGTTAATGAAAGTGTTGTATATCCCGAAGACGACGAAAGTTTATTAGATAATGCTTTAGGATCTCCAAATTATGCAGCTCCTGGTGCTGCACGTTATTCTATTGAATTGAAACTAACAAGTAAAAGCTATGATTCTACTGTAGATGCAGATGAATTCATTACACTTCTTACACTGAAAGAAGGCGATGTACAATTCTTAGTTGATAAAACACAATACGCCGAATTAGAGAAAACTCTTGCTAGAAGAACCTACGATGAATCGGGTGATTATACTGTGCGAGATTTTCCTATAGAATTGCGTGAATACCGCAACAATGATAGAGGCGCTTGGACTGCAACAAAGTATTATCTCAAAGGAGATATTGTAACTAATGCGAGTAAGACATATAAAGCTAAGTTATCGCATACGTCTAGTGGAACATTTGCAGCAGATACCAGCAATTGGTTAGAAGATACAAGTCCTTCATATAACTATGGTCTATATCAAGGTCCTACTGCAATCGCAACTGGCGTAACAGCAGAGAATATTTCAGATCTTACTACAAAGGTTTCACTCGCTATTGAACCTGGTAAAGCGTATGTTCGTGGATATGAAATCGAAAAAATAGTTACTCAATATTTGACTCTCGATAAAGCACGAACAACTTCAAATTACGAGTTAAGAAGTGTTGATACTAGTCCTGGTAACTATATTATCATTAAAAACACAAACTATCTACCAGATATTAACACAGATGTCACATTCTATGATAGATACGGCAGCGCAGGCCAAGTACCTGCATCTGGTGAAATAGTCGCAACAGCTCGTATAAAACAAATACAATTACACTCGTCTGATACGAGTGGAAATCCCGTAAGTTACAAAGTATTCCTATTCAGACTTGTTGTTGCTTCTGGTAAAGATTTTACTAGAGATGCAAAATACTTATACTCAATTACTGGCAATAGTGCGGCAAATAGATTTAGCGGAAGAATAGTTCCAACTTTAATTCAGTTAACTGGATCTCTTGCGGCTTCAAGTACAGGCACAATAACAGGCGTTAATACAACCTTTACTCAAGATTTAAAAGTTGGAGACTACGTTTCTATAAATTCAACTGAGTACAGAGTAACCACAGTAACTGATAATGATACTATTGTTATCGATGGTACACCAACTATTAGTGCAGGCACTTTTATTTACAGAGTAGCTGCAACAATCAATAGTCCAAATAGATTGACGTCTTATTTCGAATTCCCCGCTTATGCCGTAAAAAGTACTCAGAATGCTAAGTATTCTTTTTATAAGAGATACCAAACATCTAGCGGAGCATCGACAGCAACCCTGACAGAAACCTCATACGTTTTCGGTGTTCAAACTGATTCTCGCAATTATATAGTTATTGATAAAGCCGACGGAACACATCAAAAATATATTTCTACTGGAACGCCTAGTGCTGGTGAATATAAAATTTCTGGTGATGGAACAGCCAATGTTACGTTTACATTTGGTGCTGCGTCTACATACGAAATAATTGCAAATTTACGTAGAACAAACACAGCATCATTACTTAAGCGTACTAAAACTCTTAAGAATAATACAGAAACAAACAAAGCACTTACAAACGGCGCATTGACTTTAGCGTTTGCGGATGGATTCGAACTAATTTCTGTTACTACTGGAACTTTTGCAAATAACACTTGGACAGCTAGTGCTGATGTAACATCAAAATTTAGATTTGACAATGGCGTTCGCAGTTCTCACTACGAATTAGCTTCAATATCATTACTTCCAGGACAAAGTATTACTGGAAATATTCAAGTCACTTATAGTTATTTTGAACAAGGCACTTCTAATGATTTCTATGTAGTTGACTCTTATCAAGATATAACTTACGAAGAATTGCCAGCTGATAGAGCGAATATACTTGATTTTCGTCCTGTGATTGATACATCAGGACAATTTTCGTCTATCATAACTCCAAAGTTTGGAGAAGAGACCGATATTGAGTATGATTATTATCTCCCACGAATTGATAAACTTTCTATTACAACAACCGGCGATTATATCATTACAAAAGGTATTCCCGGTGTAAATCCTAAAGTTCCAGAATCTCCAAATGATTCAATGGACCTCTACACGTTTAGTGTAGAACCTTATACATTCAGTGGCAATGCTTCAAGCGTAATTCCTTCGAAGATAGAAAATAAACGCTATACAATGCGAGATATTGGCAAGTTAGAAAATCGCATTAATAATTTGGAGTACTACGCCACTCTATCTCTATTAGAGCAAAACACGATTAACTATAAAGCGTATGATGACTTTGGTTTAGAGCGTCCTCAGAATGGTTTTATAGTAGATGACTTCACTGGTCAAGGTGTTGGAAATGTTCTATCAGCAGACTGGAGAGCTTCGGTTGATAGTAGATCTGGCGAACTTAGACCATTCTTCAAAACCGCGAATATTGCTCTATTAGAAAAAACGACTAATTTTAATAGAACAAACTTAAATTACGAAGTTAATGGAGACTTAGCAACTCTTAAAATTGCAAGCAAAGTTCCTTTAGTATCTCAACTTCGCGCTTCACACAACGAATCAGTCAATCCATTTAATATATTTGTATTCAATGGAAGCTTAGAAATTATCCCTTGGAATGATGATTGGATCGAAGTTAACCGCCGACCAGACATCGTTATAAATGATACTAAACAGTACGATGCTGTAGTGGCAAAAGCAGAAGCTGACGGTGTTCTTGGAACAGTTTATAAATCTTGGTCTATTAACTGGGGCGGTGAGACTGTAGTGTCTAGTCAAACCCTCTCTGCTGATCGTCGTTTTGGCGACGGAGGATCTGCTCTCGATGCTGAGTTTGGAATAGGACCTGAAGCAGAAGGTTGGGCGTTTAGACAGATAGGAGTTGAAACTGTTGCTCGAAATGGTACTAAGACTTACACTGGTGGCACAAGCACGTTTATTAAGTCAACTGTCACTGATACAACAATTGGCGATAAAGTAGTCAGTACCGAACTAATTCCATATATCCGTAAGCGCAAAATCTTATTTAGAGGCGAGAGTCTAAAACCAAATACCAGAATATATGCTTTCTTTGATGATATAAACGTTGATAGCCACATTACTCCTGCTAAGAAGATGGCTTTTGTTCCACGCGGAACTACTGTTGTACCTACGTTTGAAATTGACATTAATGTAGGTTCAAACGTCAACAATGCCGAACGCAAGACTTCAGATGGAAATATTTCAACAGCTTACTTATACGGCGAAGTTTTAAAAGAGTATAGAATTGATGTATCAGTTACTCCAAATATAACAACTGCTACAGGCGCTTCGTGCGTAGTAGTAGGACAAGAGACTTACGGTGGCACTAATTATGTTTATATTGACAATTTAAAAGGTCCAGCATTTTCAAGCGATACTACTCAGTATCAATATTATTTGGAAGCTGAATTTAATGCAGCGCGACAAATTAAAAAAGTTGGAAGTGTAATTACACCTTCTCAGTTAATGACAACTGACACTGGTCAATTACTTGGAACTTTCGATATTCCTAGTACGACACAGATGCGCTTTAGAACTGGAACCCGTAATCTTCGCTTTACAGATGATGTTGCTAACATACGTTCAAATTCTTCAACTTCTGCTGAAGCAACATATACTGCTAGAGGTGTTTTAGAAACTCGTGAAAGAACTATTCTTTCAACTAAGACAGCTGAAGTTGTTACAGAAAGAATTCCTGATAGAACTGAAGCGATTGTTGAAACAAGACGCCGTGTTGTTTCTGACACTGGTTGGTATGATCCGTTAGCGCAAACATTCTTGGTGGATTTAGAAGGTGGAGCTTTTGTCACTGATGTTGATTTATATTTCTCAGCAAAAGATACAAATGTTCCTGTAAAGATACATATTCGAAATGTTGTCAACGGTTATCCAGGACCTTCTATCGTTCCATTCTCTGAAGTAATACTACAACCAAGTGAAGTAAACACAAGTGCTAATGGCACAGTGGCGACTAAATTTAAATTTAGAAGTCCAGTTTATCTACAAAATGGTAGTGAGTATGCTTTAGTTATTATCTCTGATTCTGCAAAATATCGTGTTTGGATTGCACAATCCGGTTCTCTCGATATAAATGGATCTGGATTAATCTCTACTCAACCATATGCTGGTGTATTGTTTAAATCGCAGAATGCATCAACATGGACTGCTGAGCAAAATCAAGACTTAAAGTTTGTCATCAATAGAGCAGTGTTCAATACAGGTAGCACTGCAACAATGACACTAGTAAATCAACACGTAAGTGAAGATTTCAGCTATGATCTTGCAAACGTCAATGTGAATAGAATAGTTCTTCCAGACACTCAGTTAACTGCAAAACTTTCATATAATGGTTCATCTAGTACTATTAACTTGAATGAAGATGTTCTACTAACTTCACCACGCGTACTTAAAGATAGTGTTGAAGAAGCTGGAACTTCATCATTCCAGTCAGTTGTTGAATTTTCTTCAAGCCGAAGCAATATCTCTCCGGTGATTGATCTAAGCCGCTGTTCAGCAGTGTTAGTAGGTAACTCAATAAGCCTAGATGAAACAGACGAAATATATCCTGAAAGAGGAAGTGCACTTGCAAAATATGTAACCAAGTTAATTAGATTGAATACTCCTTCGACAAATCTTCGTATATTGTTCGATGCGAACGTTCCAAATGAGGGCTTCATTGATTTGTACTATAGAACTGGTCTGCAATCGAGCGATTTCTCTTCATCTAATTACACAAAGATTACTTCAGCTTTCTATGCTAAGCCAGTAAGAAAGACTGATAAATATCGTCAGTTCTTTGAAGTAGAAGCTAAACTTGATCTACCACAGTTTGATATTATGCAAGCAAAGATTGTTCTAAGATCGAGCAATACATCTAAAGTTCCACGTGTTAAAGCGCTGAGAGTTATAGCGTATGCATAATATTGTGCAGATAGAAGGTAACAATGGCTTGATTAGAGATATGTCAAGCCATGCTATCTTGAATGCATCTTCTGAGCAAATAGATAGCTATAATAGCAGAAAGAAAGTAGCTCAACTTAGAGAATTAGAATTGTCTAAACAAAAAGAAGAAATTAATTCTTTGAAAGAAGATGTGAAAGAAATAAAAGCAATGCTTGAAGCACTTTTAAAAAGGTAAGCCATGCCACTAGTTTTTAGAACAGATCAGTCTACACCATTGACAAATGAGCAAGTAGACAATAACTTTAAATTTCTTCGTGATGAAATAAATTTAAAGTATACTGCTACTGATTTTACTGCTGCGCAGATTTCACTTAAACTTAGAACTACTGCACCAGGTCAAACTAGTATTCAATTGTCTCAAGCAAATGCATTAAATGCGTGGGTACTTAGAGATCTTGCTCCATCATCTACTTTACCGATTGTCACTGATAAATCATCAGTAGTAACAAGAAATTCTTCAGGCAATATTGAAGTTGCTAACGTTACTGGTACACTACTTGGAAATGCTACTAGCGCAACATCGGCGACAACTGCTATACAATTAGCTACAGCTCGTCAAATTAACGGTGTTAATTTTGATGGAACCTCTGATATAACCATAGTTGATGCAACTAAACTTTCATTGTCGGGTGGATCTCTCGTAGGTAAGTTAAATTTACCAGCTGCTATAAATGCTCGAGCTCCGATTAATCTTGGAGTTGGTGTTAATCCAGACGCAGCAAATCTATCAAATGGCGATTTGTGGACAACAGGTGATGGTCTATACTATAGAATAGCAGGTCAAACAGATAAAGTTGCACCTGTATTTTCTCCTGAGTTTAGTGGAATTCCAAAAGCACCTGGATTCGATGGAACTAGTTCACAGATAATAACGTTGACTCACTTAAATAATGCTGTAACTACTTTAAATAATTCCATTGCTCTGAAAGCAAATACGGCATCCCCAGCGTTAACCGGAGTTCCTACAGCACCTACAGCAGCAGCTGGTACTAACAGTGCACAAATAGCAACTACCTCATTTGTAACGACTGCAATATCGAATAGTGATGTAAGTGTAACTAGTGCTTATCAGAGTTATACAAATAACGCTGTTACAACGTTAAGTAATTCAGTCAACGTATTATTAAATGCAAAAGCTAACTTAGCGTCCCCCAATCTTACTGGTATTCCTACAGCACCAACTGCTCCTGTTGGTACTAACAGTGTTCAAATAGCAACTACCGAGTTTACTAAATCTGAAATAGCAGCAGTTAGAGCACTTATCAATGGCGATTTATCTGTCTTAAGAGATCTAATAAATGCAACTCGCCCAGTTCCTTCGGGATCTGTATTCTTTATAGCTAGTACTGTTGTTCCATATGGTTACTTAGAGTGCAATGGAGAGTGGGTTGATAAAACCACGTATCAAGACTTATGGGTTGCGTTAGGGTCACCTCCTCTAGGAACAATTGCTAATGCTGGTAAATTCAAATTACCTGACTTAAGAGGCGAATTTATTCGTGGATGGGACAACGGAAGAGGAGTTGATCTAGGAAGAGAGATAAGAACTGCTCAAGCTGATGAACTTAAGAGCCACACACATGCAATTGGATATTATCCTAATTTGAGAGGAGTTGGAGGCGGAGCAAACATATCTGATGGAGATGCTGCCTTTAAAAATACAACTGCTACAGGAGGAACAGAAACTCGTCCTCGCAATATTGCTCTTATGCCAATCATCAAATGGTAATAAATAATAGAGATACAGTTCTAGGATAAAACATGGCAAATATAGTTTATCGTGGTTCAGCAGTTCCAAATGCAGTTAATAGTGCAGCTGCTAAAAACGCGCCTTTAACTAACGAAGAAATTGATAAGAATTTATATGCTCTTGACATTGGTAAGTTAGATAAAAATGATGCAGCGACTCAAACAATATCCGGACCAGTACAATTTAGTAGTGCTGTCACTATCAACGGCAATTTAACTGTTTCAGGTTCTGTAACTACTATAAACTCAACCACGTTAAGTGTTGATGATAAAAATATAGAATTAGGAGATGTTGCCACGCCTACAAATGCTACAGCTGATGGAGGTGGTATTACTCTATTAGGTGGAACTGACGGCAACAAAACATTTAATTGGCTCAATGCTACATCATCTTGGACTTCTAGCGAAAATTTAAATCTTGCTACTGGAAAAACATATAAGATTGCTGGGTCCGATGTATTAACTGCAACTCAAGTATTAGGAAAAACACTTCCTGCAGGCACTGTCGTTGGTACCTCAGATGCGCAAACTCTCACAAATAAAACTATAACAGGAACATTTACAGGACCATTGACAGGCAATGTTACAGGTAATGCCGATACAGCCACTAAGTTACAAACAGCTCGCACAATTAATGGTCAGAGTTTTGATGGTACTGCAAACATTAGTTTCAGTACAACCGCTGTAAGTGAAGGTACAAATTTATACTATACAGACGCTCGTGCAAGAGCTGCACTAAGTTTTACAGCAGGTTCAGGTGCTTATAATAGCACATCTGGCGTTATCACTATTCCAACAAATACCAATCAACTAACTAACGGCGCAGGATTCGCAACAACAGCTTACGTTGACACTGCTGTTGCAGGTAAAGATAATACTGATGAAATCACAGAAGGTTTGACTAATCTTTATTTCACAAATGCTCGTGCAAGAGCTGCACTAAGTTTTGCAGCAGGTTCAGGTGCCTATAATAGTACATCTGGTGTTATTACTATTCCAACGAATACCAACCAGTTAGCTAATGGAGCTGGTTATGTTACAAGTTCTGGTGTCACTAGTGTTACTGGAACAGCTCCTATAGCTAGTAGTGGTGGAACAACACCAGCAATATCTATGCAAGCGGCTACAGCATCTGCTGATGGTTATATGACTTCTGTATACGCAGCTAAGTTGGATGGTATTGCAGCTGGTGCTACAGCTAATACAGGTACAGTCACTGGTGTTACTGCAACAGCTCCTATAGCTAGTAGTGGTGGAACAACACCAGTAATATCTATGGCTGCAGCCACAGCAGCTGTTAATGGTTATATGACTTCCACTTATGCAGCTAAGTTGGATGGTATTGCAGCTGGTGCTACAGCTAATACAGGTACAGTCACTAGTGTTGCAACGGGCACAGGTCTAACTGGTGGTACAATTACTACCACAGGTACAATTTCTATTGATTCTACTGTAGTAACATTAACTGGCGCACAAACTCTTACGAATAAAACTTTGACTGATAGTGTTACTACGTTTCAAGATGACGCTGATAACACTAAGAGGATGCAATTTCAACTTAGCTCGATTGCGGCTAATACTATTCGAACTCTAACTGTTCCAAACAATAGTGGAACGATTGCATTAACCAGTGATCTGCCAACAGTAAATAATGGCACTTTTGCTGTTTCAATCGGTGCAGCAGGTGCAACTAACACTACGGTTACTTGGGGAACATCAACTGGATTCAGCGCAAACACCTCTAGTAACGTTACATATGATCTAAGAGTAGGTCCAGCTATAACAGCTCTAGCTTCTGCAATGACTGGAGCGGGCACTGGTTTTATTAGAAAAAATGGTGCAGACACTTACTCAATTGATACAAATACGTACTTAACTGGTAATCAATCAATTACGTTAACTGGTGATATTACTGGAACTGGTACTACTTCAATTGCTACAACAATAGCTAATAATGCAGTCACTACAGTTAAGATAGCTGATGCTAATGTAACTAGCGCAAAATTAGCTAATTCAGGTGTTACAGCTGGTACATACAACAATGTTACTGTAAGTGCAAAAGGTATTGTGACTAGCGCGTCAAATGCTGCATACATTACAACTTCGGTAGGTACAGATTCATTGAATTGGTCACTTGGGGCGGGGCCGTTAGTACCAAATACAACATATACCCTGCCTGTTATAACATATAATAGTTTTGCTCCTGGCGACAGTAATTCACATGGCGAAATGATGCAAATTCGTAGTGTTACTGGTTCTTCTAATTCTATTGCTGCTATAAAATTAGGCCATTATCTGGGTGTTGGTCGAATTGAGTTTGGAAATTTCTGTTATGGTGCAAGTGGCGCTAATCCATACACAGCAAGTTCTTACGGTGCTAGTACATATCCTATTGTAATGCGCGCAACGTCAGCAAGCGGAGTAAATGCCACATTAGAAGTAACTAATGGAGATATTCGTGCACCTATATTCTATGAATATAATGATACAGGTTATTATTTAAATTTAGCTGCTGCAAATTCAAGCACAGCTATGAGTGTTGCTGGTAAAATTATTGCCGGCAACCTAGATTTGTTTAATGCTTATTCAAATAGTAGCACAGGCGGAAATTTATATCTAAGAAATCATACTTCTTCTGGTGTAAGTTGGATATCATCTATTAAAGCTGTTGGTGGATCAAGTGGAACACAACTTTCGCCTCTTGGTGGATTTGCTGCAATAAGTAATGGCGGTATCTTTATTGAAGATCAAAATACGGGTGATTGGGGTGGTATAGCAATTTCTTCCGATGCATGTACCATATGGAATTCTGGTGATTATGGCTATCTATTTAGAATTATTGATGAAGACCAATGGAACGCCTCGGTAGCAACAGATCCTGGAACTAGTGGAACTGCTGTAAATAATGGCATAATTAAATTAATGTTAGATACAGACGGCGCTCTGTGGATTAAGAGTAATTTTCAAAGTTATGGAAGTATAACTGCTTCTGGCAACGTAACTGCTTACTCTGATGCTCGTCTAAAGACTAATGTTCAGACTATAGAAAATTCTCTAGATAAGACCCTTAAGCTCCGTGGTGTGTCGTACGAGAGAGACGGCAAAAAGAATATTGGTGTCATTGCTCAAGAAATTCGCGAGATACTTCCAGAAGTTGTTCATGAAGCCGACGACGAACAAAAGACTCTCTCGGTTTCCTACGGAAATGTTGTTGGTCTTCTAATCGAAGCTATTAAGGAAT